GATCACTCTTAGGAATGGTTCATCTTATGCGAACAATGTTGAGTACGGTTGGAGTGGTGGTACATCAGGCTACTACATCTTCGCCAAGCTAAGGAGGCTTCATGGCTAACATAACAAAAGAGATTAGGTCTATCCTAGAGACTCAGTTAGCTTACGTGGCTGATACCCCTGAGATAGCTTACCAGAACGTCCCTTACACCCCCACAACTGGCACTAGCTACATTGAAGTGTCTTATCTACCTACGTCACGTAGACCCTCTGTACGGGGCTTAAATCCACAACAGAGGTATGAGGGCGTACTTGCCGTCAACTGCTATGCTCCAGAAGGCAAAGGCCCAGCTGAGGCAGAGACTATTGCAGAGAACGTAATTGCTGCGTTTGAAGCTACTACATCCCTAACACTCAATAACGTAACTGTATCTATAGACTACGCTGAGGTAGAGCAAGGTTTCCTTGACACCCCTTGGTTCATGGTCCCCGTGATTATCGGTTGGTACGCATACAACTAATTCTAGGAGAATAACAATATGGCCTTTGCACAGGGTTCACGTTCCAGTCTGTCTTACATTGTCGAAAGCACTTTCGGTACGACACCAGCTGGTAACTTCCAAAACTTACCATTCACGTCTCACTCACTTAACATGACCAAAGATCGTGTTGAAGGTACAGACATTCAAGCTGACCGTATGTCCCGTGTGGACCGTCACGGTAACCGCACAGTAGCTGGTGACATTCAAGCTGACCTTCGCGACACAGACTTCGACGAATTGATCGAAGGTGCTATGATGTCAACTTGGGCTACTAACGTAATCAAGATCGGCACTACGCCAAAGTATTTCTCAATCGAAGATTACGCTGCGGACATCGACCAATCTCGTTTGTTTACGGGTTGCTCAGTCAACACTCTGTCAGTAGCCCTTGCACCTAACGCTATGGTCGCAGGTACATTCGGTTTGGTTGGCAAGAACATGGCTATAAGCGCCACAGAGAAGACACAGGACGCCGCTACAGACGCATCACCGTTCGATGCCTACTCTGGTGACCTAGAGATCGGTGGAACAACCTCAGCTATCGTTACAGCGATGGACTTCACCCTTACAAACGGCGTAGCACCTACATTCGTAGTTGGCGACGACAGCGCACCTTCCCTTGAGGTTGGTAACGCAGTTATCGAAGGTTCTTTGTCAGTGTACTTTGAAGATGAGGCAATGATTAACCGCTTCATTAACGAGACAGAAACATCCCTTAAAGTTACTGTGGGCGACAATGCAGGTACTCCTAACACTTTGGAGTTCTTCTTCCCCCGCTGTAAGATTAACAGTGCAGACGTAGGTGTAGATGGCCCAACAAGCCGTATGATCGCCATGTCTTTCGTCGCTCTACGTGACGACACTGAAGCAACAAGCCTACGTATCACACGTAGCTAAAGAGACCCCTCGCGAGGGCGGGGAGCGTTGGTGTCGGGTCCAGCGTTCCCCACTACTTTCATACCCGACATAAAAGGAATACCCGAATGGACCTTAAAGACCTGACACCGAAATCAGATACTGTAGACGTTGTAATCACTCACCCCTCTACTGGCAAGCCTCTAACTAACGATGATGGCTCAGAGATGGTAATTGTGATGTACGCTACACACACCACTGAGTATAAAGCTGAAGTACACCGCCAGACAAACCTTAAACTTAAGCGTATGGAAAAGTCTGGCAAGATGTCTATCACAGCTGAAGAGTTAGAAGAGAGCGCCCTGCTACACATGGCTAAGGCGACTAAAGAATGGGACATCACCTATGATGGTGAAAAACCTAAGCTGACAGTAGACAAGGCCAAAGAAGTCTTTGGTGCTGCACCTTGGATCAAAGCGCAGATTGAGGAAGCTCTTGCTGAGAGCGTGGATTTTACGAACGTCTAACTGATATTCTGCAAGAGTACTGCGAACATCAGTTTAAGCTGGCGAAGCCCAGTGAAGACGGACACTCCCTTAGAAGCCACTTAGAACAAGTGGAGAAACAAACTGGTCGGCCTGTCGCACTACTTGATGGGCCACCTTTTCCCAGTGGGATGTCTTACCTCTTTACTGCTTTCCTGTCTTTAAGTCAGGGCAGATCAGGTGGAATGAATGGGCCTAATCCGATAACTTACCCTGATATTAAAGCGTGGGTTGAGTTGACTGGTAACCCACTTAGCCCAAGGGAAGTTGGAACTATAAAGCTCCTTGACGCAACATACATAAGGATTATGACAAGCGATGGCTGACGATATTAAACTTACCGTAGATCACTCTCAGGTACAGGCAGCTACCACATCTGTTAAAGGTCTGGGTGGTGCGTTAAACAAGACAAGTATCCAACAGGGACAACTAACTAAGCGTAGTAAGAAGTTCAGTATGGGTATGCAACAAGCTGGTTTCCAAGTAGGTGACTTTGCAGCCCAAGTACAGAACGGTACAAGTGCCATGACGGCTCTTGGTCAACAGGGTCCACAGTTGTTGGGTATCTTTGGTATGTGGGGTGCGCTTGCTGGTGCTGCCTTAGCTATCGGTACGGCTCTCGCTAAGGTCTCTATGGCTGGTAAAGAGATGTCGTTTGACTTCAAAGGTATATCTAAAGACCTTGGTAACCTTTTCGCTGGGGCCAAGCCTATCTTTGATGCTATAGGTAACGGTATCAAGTATATCGGCGGTCTATTCATGAAGGGGGTAAACTTCATTATAACCAGCCTAGCTAAGATGTTTACCTTCCTGTCGTACTTACCTGCTATCACTAAAGACGTTGTTGCGAAGTCTAAGTTGTACTGGGAAGCGTTAGGTCTTGGGATACAGAGCATGAACGCCAAGATTAACCTTAGTGTTAACCAATTCCTCATCGACTTTAAGCTGGGGTTTAAGACAGCCTTAAACGCAGTAGCTCAGTTTGCGGTAGGGTTTGGCCTTGCTTACGTACAAGTGTTTAAGACAGCTTGGATCAACATTAAAGCCATATTCTCCAACTTTGCTAACTGGTTCTCAGACCTGTTTACTAACGCTATCAACGTGGTTATCGACAAAGCTAACGCCATGATTATTACCCTCAACAAAGGGTTCGAGTTCTTTGGTGCAAAGGGGATGGAAGCTCTTGGTAGGCTTGACCCAGCTGGTGCTAGTGACGTTGAGTCTGAGTACGAAGGCTTTGGGACAGCTATCATGGAAGCCTTCGCAAGAGGCAAAGACGCGGTTAACCTTGACACTTCCGTTAACGTCGAGAATGAGAGTAGAGTAATAAGAGAGGCCACCAGTAATTTCCTTAAGGCTGAGGCTGCACTTAGCGCACTTCGAGTTCAGATGGACAAGCCAATGCCTTCTATGGTTGAGATGAAAGCAGCTATGGAGGCTGTAGGTGAGTTTGACCTTGGTAGCTACTTTAGCCTAATCAAGAAAGCTGCTGACGGTACTAAGAAGAAACTGAAAGAGATTAAGACTGACGCTGAGTTAGCCCGTGATGCTTTGTCTAGTGCTATGGGTAGCGCAATGATGGACTTGGTTGAGGGTACTAAGTCTGTTAAGGACGCCTTTAAGTCAATGGCCTCTGAGATCATTAAAGAACTATACCGTATCTATGTCGTTAAGAAGATTACAGGCATGATTACAACCGCTCTGACAGGTTCTGATGTGCCTCTCGTCGGTGGTAAGGCTAACGGTGGATCAGTCTCTGGTGGAGGTAGTTACCTTGTAGGCGAACGTGGTCCTGAGATATTTACACCTTCTATGGGTGGTGGACACATTACTCCCGCAAGTCAGACTAATGCTGGTGGTGTTACTATCGTCCAGAACATTAACGTATCGACAGGCGTACAACAAACTGTACGTGCTGAAATCCGACAAATGATGCCACAGATCGCTAACAGTGCTAAGGGTGCTGTCCTTGATGCGAAGAGACGTGGTGGTAGTTATGGGAGTGCCTTTGCATAATGGCTATATCTTATCCACTTACGATGCCGACTAATATCGGTATAGCTAGTATTGAACTACGGGCTAAGAATACAGTCGCTGTGTCTATGTCCCCGTTCACATATAAGCAACAGACACATTCCTACGATGGTCAAATGTGGGAGGCGGACGTAACTCTGCCTCCTATGAATAGAGACGATGCTGAGTCTTGGGTGGCCTTCCTTATGTCGATGAAGGGTCGTGCAGGTTCGTTCTTGTTATACGACCCATCGGCTAAGTCCGCTAGGGGTACTGCTACCTCAGCTACAATTACTGGTGCTGTTGGGGCCGATAGCCTAACTGTTCTTATGACAGGTACACTTAAAGCTGGCGACTATATTCAGCTGGGGGCTGCTTCTGATGCGACACTGCATAAAGTCTTGGTTGACCAAAGTGGTGATGGGACGTTAGAGGTATGGCCTAAACTGCGTAAGGCTCGTTCTAGCGTATCAGCTGTGCTGGTTAAACCATCTGGTGTGTTTAGACTTGCTACTAATGAAACGTCTTGGTCTGTTGACAACTCTAGCTTCTTTGGTATATCCTTTGGGGCTACGGAGGTCGTAGGATGAGCCGTACAATAGACAGCAACCTACTTGCTGCCCTTACTGGTAACTCTGTAGAACCCTTCTACGCTGTTGAGTTACTGTTCGATGTTAAGACTATCGTAGACGTAAATGGCAACACTGTAAACATAGGCCCAATGCGTATGTGGACTGGTCTGGGTACTAGGACGATTAACGTAAGAGGTACAGATCAGGACTTCGCTGGCACTGGTGCCTTACTTAATATTGCAGCTGCTGAAGAGGTGGCTGACCTATCTGCCAAGGCAATGACCCTTAGCCTCTCAGGTATTGACACCAGCCTTATCTCCCTAGCCCTACAGGAACCTTATCAAAGACGTAAGGCCAGAGTTTACATGGGTGAAAAGAGTGTTTCTAGTGTTGTTGAAATCTTTAGTGGTCAAATGGACACTATGCAGATCACAGATGAACCTGACATGTCCACAGTAATTATGACTATTGAAAGCAAGCTGGTTGAGTTAGAGCGTTCCCGTAATTGGAGATATACAGATGAAAGTCACAAGTCCCGACACAGTGATGATACCTTCTTTTCCTACTTACAGTCTATACAGGACCAGAAAGTAGCATGGGGAAGGGCGACAGGCTAAACGCCTACTTAGAGAACGTATCGGGTCTCCCATTCGAGTGGGGTACTCACGACTGCTTCACCTTCACTAATGGAGCCTTTAGGGCTATGCACGGTGTTGGCTATGCTGATGACTGGATGGGTCGTTATATGAATGGCTCTATGCCTCACGGCAAGCGTTCTATGATGCGGGAGTTTAGACACTCTACGATAGACGCAGCCTTATGTCATAAGATGGCTAAGGTAGAACAACCCGTCTTTGGCAGTCTTGTCACGACAAAGAAGAACCAGCGGTGGGTAACTGGTGTGGCTCTTGGTATATCCCTTGGGTCTAGGAGCGTCTTCTTATCTAAAGAAGGTCTTATCAGATTAAACGTCGAAGACGTAGAAAGTGCATGGGTTCTTAAATGAGAAACAACCTACCGTTCAATGTAATGCGTCACGCTAACCACTGGGAAAGAGCGCCTAGAGACCCTGTAACTATTGGTGCCTTCATACTTAGCTATGGCGGTACTATTGGTGCCACTATCGCAGCTACTGCATACGGGTCTATGATCGTTGGTTACCTCGCAACCACCTTGATTACCAGCGTACTTATGAG